CTTGTTTCCACTTGGGATAGATACTAAAGCGGTTGCGATGGAAAAGTTCCTCGAAAGTGAGGCCTCCTGTCTTAAATTGAACTTGTCTAAGGTTAGACCCTACGTGATCCAGGAAACTGGGCTCACGCCTGAGTCGTACATTTCGTACGCCAGGAAAAAGATAGCGTCTTTGCTTGGCAAGTTTAGTTGGGATGAGGCGGCGGAACGTTTCGGTTTCTCCGGAGGCGCTTCAACGCGTCTTAAGAGGAAGTCCGGTGCTCCGTTTTATAAATTTCAGGGTAAACCTGATGTGACTAGAAATTGTGCCTTGTTAGCCACTTGCGCGATTCGCAGCGTTCCGCTGTGGAAAGAGCATATGGTTTCCCAATACGGCGAAGACCCTTGTAACTGGGTTAACATCGTAGAGGGAAGCAAGGTCACCACCGTTGCCAAATCAGCTAAAACTGATCGCTGTATTGCTATCGAACCTGACATGAACATGTTCATTCAGAAAGGTATCGGTTCAGTTATCAGAGCTCGTCTCAGGTCAGTTAGGATCGACCTGAACGACCAAACCCGTAACCAGATTCTGGCTCGGATTGGTAGCTCGACCGGTAGTCTCGCGACTATCGACCTGGCTAGTGCAAGTGATAGCATTGCGCTTGAGCTTGTTAGGCTGTTACTCCCGTACGATTGGTTTGAGGCTTTATGCCTTTGCCGGTCCGAAGTGGGTATTCTTCCAGGGGGTGTTAAGCACACCTTTGAGAAGATTTCCTCGATGGGAAATGGATATACGTTTGAGCTTGAGAGCCTGATTTTCTGGGCTCTGGCAAAAAGCGTCCAAGACCTAAAAGAGGTTGGCGACCGTCGCTTGGGCATCTACGGTGATGACATAGTCATTCACAATAGTATTGCCGGGGACCTGATCGAATTGCTCGACTACTGTGGCTTTAAAACCAACGTAGAAAAAACTTTCGTTTCCGGTCCCTTCCGTGAAAGCTGTGGTAAACACTACTTTTACGGCAAGGACGTAACCCCGTTTTATGTAAAAGCACCTTTGGATACACTACAGAGGACTTTCTGGTTTGCTAACTCCTTGAGGTTGTGGGTCTCGCGACTCCGTAACCCTGAGGATTACCAGAAGTTTTATTCCTATGTAGTGAAGACTATTCCCGTTAAGCAGCGATACTATGTTCCTGTATCGTTGGGTAGCGAGGCTGGCCTTTGGGTGTCTCTTGACGAAATTGCTCCGCGATACCATCAATGGTCGCAGAGCTACTCGACAAGGCTGTTGCGTAATCGACGTAAGTCACATCGACCCGACGGTTATGCAGCGGTACTCCACTGGTTCAATATGAACGGTGGAGAATTGGGGTCTTCTGGAGTTGAACTACAGAAGGGTGAGGTTCGGTATTACCATTCCAAGGTATACCTCTCGTGGTGGGACGTCGCTCCTTGCGGCGTTTCTGTTTGTGGAATTGGAACTTTTCGGGCTTAGCGTTGTAAAACGCATAGCATTCCGGCGTTGATCTCAGCGTCGCCAAAAACAAC